TGTCAGTGATTTCAGATAGGGGAGAAGTCAAAATTCTTTCAACAGTTCCTCGCACGTTTGTGGACTTAATTAGTCCGCGCTCCTGCAAGCTATCCATGACCTTGTTAATGATTCCTAGATCTGTCTTGATAGTTCCAGCGATAATCTCTGGAGTGATTCGCTTATCCTTCTGGATTAAGTCTAGGACGTTAGCCTCTAGGCGTGTCAGTTCTTGCTCTGCGAAGTCCAAATTCATTGCCTCCTCTAAGTCATTAGGTGAAGCTGAGAACGTGTCTCTGGTGCGAAATATGGAGTAATTGCTTTTGCTCTCTCCGAACTGCGCGAATATGTCAAGGACATCGTCCTCGCTGAATCTTAGATTAGTAGCAGAAGGAGCGGCGATTTCTGGCTCTCCGCCTCCTTGCTCTTGTGTCAAGCCCACTAGTGATCTGATCTCGTTTTGAGTCATTGATTCTAGCACCTTGTTAGCTACTAATGGGGATAAGCTATTGATAGCATTGATTACATCTTGAGCTGATCCGGTTGTATTTGGTTCTAGCTTAGGCGCTCCAAGCTTCTCGCGGATCTCGTCTTTAGTTAAGTTCTGTGCGATTGTAGCTTCAGAGAACTCCATGCCAATCGGCTCGACTGGGATTATTTGTAGCCCATCGACAGCACCGCGTAATTTGGCAAGTAAACTGAATACTTGTTCCTGATATATTTGCTTATCATTGACGTATGTGTTTTTAAATATCTCATAAGAATCGCGCATTTGTTGGCGTGATCCTAATTGTCCAGGTGTAGCAATACCGAATAAATCAGGAGACGTGATCTGGTGTCCAGCGTACACATTCTTCTCGATGATCTTATCAACATTAGCAAAGTCCTCCTTCGTAATGTCAGAAGCTCCAAGGTCCTCAATGATTGGCTTTCTTGAAGCGTCATTCACAAAGGAAAGAATAAACTTCTTGCCATCGGATCCTGAGAATCGATCAGTGAACTTTCTTTCTACCTGACGCTTCTCTTCATCTTGTGGTTCACCATTTGGAAGCGTGATTAATTTAGAAGCACTGAAGCCAGTCTGTGCATTTCCTAGGACGTGCTTAGAGACTTCGATGTCTGACTCAATATAATTCAAGGCGCCCATGTAACCAGGCAAAGAATAAGCCGATAGGTTAGGACGGTATTCTTTTAAGTAAAGAATCTGAGTGCCGACTGGAAGCTTATCATTAAATGCGTTATAAATATCGCGCTTGTATTTGTTGTCACCCCAGTTTTCAGAATACCAAAACTGTGTATTATCGTCGTTTGTGCGGACCTTAGTATAATCTAAGTGATAAATCTCTGAAATCTGACCAGCTACCTGGCTCCAAATAACTTGAAGATAAGCGCCTCCGAATAATTCGACGTCTGTAGAAACCTTCTTTAGAATATCATTAAGAGATTCGAATGGATTAGGCTTGTCAATGAACTGCTTTGCAACCTCATCGGCTTCGTCTATTGGCTTAAATCCGTTACCGGTGATATAATTTACCTTGCTTTTAATGATCGCATTGTGCTTAGCTGATTTAGTAAACAGATCGACCAGGTAATTAGGGTAATCATTCTTCTTTCCGAACTCAATGTATCCACCATTCTCGCCTTTTTTCTCTGTATATTCTGGCTGTCTGGCCTCCGCAAAGGTTAGAACGTTCAAGAAATTCGTTGTATTGCTCATATATCGCGCACTATAAAGGTATTATTCGTTTGGTTGTAAGTAGTGAACTCAAATTCTGTCGCATTTTTAAGCGACATTTGCCCCACTTCTAGCAGGTTTGTAGCTAAAGCAGGATTCAAATTAGAGCTTGATGTCTGCTCATAGATAGCATAAGTGTATTCTCCGCTGTCATAGTTAGAGAAATAGCTATTTGTCACTATATTAAAAGCGTTAAATCTGTCTTTATAATTGGACAAATCAGCATTGTTTAAAATGACAAATGCCCTTGTGTTATCTGTAGCCCTGGATGTAAAGTAGAATAAGTAATTAGGCGCTGAAAGAGTTTGCTTCTCTTTAAGCGTCACCACTACCTTAGTCGTTTGTCCTTTAATAAAGTGAATCATCTTTAATAAATAGCAAAGCAAAGTTATTTTATAAAACAAAAAAAAGAGGAGGCTTTCGCCCCCTCCCCGTCTAACCAAACGACTGACTAATTAGGTTGTTAAACCTGCAATAATTCCGCTTGCTACTTCTGGAGCCAAAGCCTTTTCAGAAGCTGAGAAAGTCAAAGTATATCCAGAACGATCTCCGTTAGCCGTACCGGTTGCACCGTTACCGCCTGACATATTGATGCCAGAAACCTTACCAAGATACCAATACTTTCCATTGTTATCGCCTACAACAGCGACTAAAGTATTCTGTGCTAATAAAAGAATTTCGTTTCTTGTATTTGCTTGCAATTTGTTCAGAATGATAGACAATTCTTGAGCGTAGAATACAGTACCGTTCTGCACGTTAGCGTTTACGTTTTCAGTCAAAGAAGAAGTTCCAGGAACTAATTCATATTTTCTAAAAACTTTACCGCTTGCCTTAGTAATAGCAGTGATCACACCGCTCGCCTCAGTCGTGCTAGATACGTTACCTTTTTCGATGAAGTAAACTTCAGTTATTCCGCCTAATGAATCTCTACAATCTAGGGTATATCCCTGAGTTAAAGCACATGGCATAATTTTGAATTTTAAAAGGTTAAAATTAGGGGAGTCCAATCCAATGGAATCTCCCCGAACTTATTGGTAAGAATTAAGCTAAGATGAAATCAACCATTTCAGCAGGGAAAGCGATTTGAACGCCAGCCTTGAACTCAGCTACGAAGCGAACTTGATCAGCTTCTTTAGCGAAGAACAATTCGAAACGCTCTTGCTCATCTAATAAGTCAGTACCGAAATACATATTAGAAACGCGACCACCGTAGATCTTAGAAGTTCCATTCAAACCTTGAACTGCGATAACTTTCACAGTTGTACCTGGAAGCATCAATTCAGAATCAGCCTTGCCATCAAAGTTGTAAGCGAATAAATTCGCGTTCTTTAATGCGATTGTGTATGTACGGAATACGTCCATTCCTACGAAGATAGAAACATCATCCTTAGCTACGATCTCAGCAGGTAATGCCTTGTAAACTGCATCGATTACGTTGATTACGTTAGATGTAGTGATACCAGCAGAAGCAGCTAATGGAGTACCGTAGAAAGTAGTCGTGTTAGCGTGGATAACTGAAGCAGAAGCAGCAGCTACTAACTTAGCGAATCCGTCAAACTTGTTTAAGTTTCCGTTTGCTGAAGCTGTATCTCCTTGCCATGCAGCGATTTCTAATTGAGAAGCGATCTTATCAGCCTTACGTTGTGAGTACTCAGCAGCGAAGATGATTGAATCATAAGAAGAACCAGCAGGTAAAGCCTTCTGTAAATACTTAGACTCTAAATCTTTCGGGCATAAAGCCTCGTTTACCTTAATCTTTCCAACAGTCAATGTGCGCTGTGTGAAAGTTGTTGTGCCAGAAGCATTGAATCCGCAAGAAGAACCATCTTGGAAGAACGCGTCTGTATCCATGATGTTAACTGTCTCAGCGGATTTAACGCCTAACATTACGTTACCTTGATCCTTGATCAAAGAGATTGTTTTTGCTCCTAATACTGAAGATGCTACTAATTGGGTAGCGTTCTCTTCTGTATAGTTAGCCAATGAAGAAACTACAAATGCCATTTTCTTGTTTGTTAAATTGTTATTTTAAATTTTTTACTTTGTTTAAAAATCTTTCGATTTTATCTTCTCTTTTCTCTACTTGAGAGAAAGAATTTTTAGGAGCTTGGATAGGACTAGCGCTAGGAGTTGAAGCCAAACCTAAAACTACATCAGATAAATCGTTGATTGCTTGAGAGAACTTACCCTCGATTGATGCAATCTTAGCTTTTAAAGCTTCGTTCTCTGACTTTAAGTTTTCGATAGTGCCATCAATTTCGTTGAACTTATCTTCCTTATCGTCTCCCATTGGAATTTCTTCCACCACTTCTTCAATCGGTTCCATTTCTGCTTGAGGTGTCTCAATGCCTTCCACTTTACCGCCTACAGTTGTCACCATAGTACCGTCTACTAGCTCATGCTCACCGTCTGGAGCAGGAGAAGCGTTTCCGCTTTCATCTACTAGCATAGCCTCAGCGCCAATCTCCAAACCACTTAAGTCAATCTTCGATCCGTCTTTAAGATCGTAGGTTTCAAAAGATAGTTGTGTGACCGGTGCAGATTCCTCGCTAGTCTCCACTTGTACCTCTTCGTTTTCTGAAGCTAGCATCAAGCGGATTTTTTCGATTCCTTCTTTTACTGTCATGTTTGTTTGTTTTTTTACTACGTTTATAAATAACTAATTACTAAATACTTTATACTTTAAAGATTACAATCTTGTAAAATCTGAGCGATGTCAGCCCAAAGTTTCTCTTCCTTAGTCATCTCTCCAGGTTGCTTTTTGTAATTAAATAATCCTTCGACGCTGAAGCCTTTAAATTCCCCTGACTTGACCTTTCCCCATACGTCATCATTATCGATCGAATAAGAGGCAAAAGCGGAGCCGTCAGGTGCA